GGGATAAATGTTTATCTCATCAACTCTGGCCTGCCATAGAAAAAGGTTGGAAAGATAATGGTAAAAATGTACACTTCTTTTGGGGGTTAGCAGGTAAAAATATATCAGAGATTGCAGAGTGTGAAAGAAAAGGTGAAGAATGGTGGTATGTTGATGTAGGTTATCTTACTGAACAAATTACAAGATATCCTGAACCTGCTATTAATAATTTTGATAACACATATTTTAGAATATGTAAGGGTAATATTCATAGTATAAGATTTAAAGTGCCTACACCAGACAGGTGGAATATATTACAAAAGAAAGGTATAGATTGTGAGTTTAAAGGTTGGAGAGATAGTGGTGATTATATATTATTATGTCCCTCTTCACCTACGGTCACATATCATATTAATGGTATATCGCAAGACGAATGGTGTAAACAAGTTAATGAAGAGTTATTAAAAGTTACAGATAGACCTATAAAATTTAGAAATAAACCTAGACCAGGAAATCAATGGTGGGAAACAGATATAAAAGATGATTTAAAAAATGCTTGGTGTGTCATTACAAATATGTCATTAGCTGCTATTGATGGTATTTTAAATTTAACACCAGGTTTTACACATAATAGACATGTAGCTTATCCTGTAACTAGTAGAGATATAAGTAAGGTAGAAAAACCATTAAAACCTGGTAGAAAAACAATACAAGAATATTTGCATATGATATCACATCATCAATTTACGATACAAGAGATTGAAGATGGCACAGCATATAATTGTTTAAAGATACAATATGAAAATTAGATACTATAAAAAAATTGATGGTTGGCGTTGGTTAGGTTTTTTACTGGCCATGATAGGTGCTTTTATATTATCTAACGCAGATGTTAGTACACAATGGCTAGGTTGGGGTATCGCTAGTTTATCATGTAGTATATGGATTTGTATGGGTATAAAAGATAGAGATATACCTAGAACATTAATGGAGTTTATGTATTTACTATTAGCAATGAGGGCGATATGGAATTGGTTAACATGACAGCGACACAAGCATTAATGATATTATATATTACCTTATTCATGGGTTTTCAAATAGGTGCTTTTCTTGCAACTAGAACTAAAATTACATTTGTTCAATTATTAATGTTATGTTTGTTTATTAAAATGGCGTGGGGTAGTTATGTATAATTTTGCTTGTGTATGTTATGGTGACAAATATCCCGTAGAGTATGTTCAAAAGCTATATAATATGGTAACTAGAAATACCACTTTACATATAAACTTTTTTGTATTTACTGACCATGTAAAAATGGAAAAGATGATTGACGGTAATGTAAATGTTAGACAATTTCCAGAAAATGATTTACAAGGTTGGTGGAATAAAATGCAATTATTTCATCCTAAAACTGGTTTAGATGGTGATACCTTATACATGGACCTTGATGTAGTTATTACACAAAATATAGATTGTTTTTTCACATATAAACCAGAAGCTGATTTTGTAGGTATGAATGACTTTAATCCTATGACAGGTGGTTGGAATTCTAGTATTATGAAATTTAAGGCTGAAAAATTACACGATAGATTATGGAATAAATTTTATGAAGATAGACCTAATTTATTAAGACGGTTTCCTGGTGACCAAAACCTTATTTCTGACTTCATAAAAGGCAATCAAGGATGTGAATCATATCCTGATTCGTGGACACAATCATATAAATGGTACGACAGGTCTGGTGATAATTTTCATAAATCAAGATGGACATTTAATCATAATGGCGAATCGTTGGTAACCGTGTTTCACGGACAACCAAATCCTCATGAATCCGACATGGATTGGGTCAAAAAAGCATGGTTTTAGAACAAAACCAGAACAAAATAATTTAAAAACCATTGATTTTACTAGCTTTTTTTTTAAAAAAAGTGCTTGACTCCATCGCCTGGTAGTGTATAGTATATGTATATTATGATTAAAAAAACACTTACAGAAAGAATAGAAGAAGCCAAGAAAAGAAATTACTTGACTCTCCTAGATTTACTTGATATACTATTAACTAACAATAAGAAAGGACTTATATAATGAGTAAAGTAAAACAATGGGCATGGGATTGTGCCGAGAAAGAAGTTGATAATATTATCAACGAACTTAAAAACAATTCAATTAGCAAAGAAGCCGCTAAAGCAAAAATTATGAATGTTGAAAATGTTGAGTTATGTTCTATTGATGAACACAATGTTGACGAAGTTATTGACATGGAATTAGAGGCTGCTTAAATGAAAGAAGGCACGATACATTTAGTCTATCAAAGACAATACTATGATGATGAAGATATGGATTATTTCTTTATCAATTATACTATATTCAGAAATGTACCGTTATCTCAATTAAAAAGATTAAACGACAAAAACTTTAAACAAAAAGTAAAAGAGTTTTGTGATAAGAACTTTATAGAAACAGCTAGTAACTATGATAATTATTCAGAGGTGAATATGATACATGGTTCAGAATATTATAGAACTTATGAAGATGAGTTTGGTAAAGATATAACAGATAATACTGGTGATGGTAAAAGTTTTGTTGAAGATTATGGTCAGAGATATAATACAAGACAATTTTTCAAAAGAGATTTTAATAAAGAAGTAACTAAATTTATGGGAGGGATAATATGATAATTAATATAGGTGATACCATTACAGATGGTAGAGGTAGAGAAGGAGTAATTACTAATATTGGTATTGCTACTGAACCTACTGATATAGCAGCTGAGTTAGATACAGCGGCTAGTGTAAAAACATATGATACAGAATTGAATTATACTGGTGCAATAACATTTGGTGAATACTGGTGTTATTTTAGTCAGATAAAAGATGTTATAAAAAAGAATGAGTATGTTGAAGATAAAGAGTGGATGAATGAATAGTCATCAAACAGATTGGGAAAAAAATATTATTGATAATGCAGATAGCTATTCTATTGTAGAGTGGCGTCCATTAGATAAGTCAACAAAGACTATTGTTAAGACTTATGATGAAGCAAAAGAGTTGTTTCAAAAAACTATTAAAGAGCATACTTCTACTTTGGCTTATGCAATTAAAGACCAAAGTCATGCTAACTTAAACCATTTAGATGATTTTAAAAGTGAGGTTAAATATGTCAAATCAAAGACCAGGTAAAAAACAAAGTAGACCAGATATACTTGGTCAAGACATGGGTATTTTAAAGTTTTTTAAGATAGCACAAAAAGTATTAGAAAAAGAAAACAAACAAGATGAAGCCTTTAACATGGAAATGATGGTAGATTGGTTACAATCTGGTAAAAGGTTGCCAAATACGGAGGAAGATGTTATAAAGGCACTAGGAATATAATATGAAATATAATGAAGATAAGATAATAAAAGAAATACACGATTACATAAAAGGTACTTATGGTGAACATTATAGTACCACAAAAGATGGTTTTCAGGTGCAAGATATGTTAAGACACTTGAATATAGATAAAGATTTTTGCCAAGCAAATGCTATTAAATATCTTTGTAGATTTGGTAAGAAAGCAGGTCGTAATAGAAAAGACTTGTTAAAAGCAGTACACTATATTGTACTATTAATGTCAAGTGAGGATAAAAAATGATTGATATGTTACAATACATTGATGAACTAAAAGAAATTAAAAAACTAGTTGAAGACCAAAAACCTAGGTATCTTATCGTAGATAAAATTAATGAGTTTATAGGCTTTAAACAAAAAGAAGTTGATGAGTTTGAGAAGTGGGCTGAGGCAGAGTCTCAAAAAGACGCTTACCTTGGTGGTTATAGTGAGGAACACATAAAACAGATGACAGATGAAAGACACAATCAATGGGGTGTCGCAGGTGAACCAAAAAAAACGAGGGTACAATGATACACGATAGCTTCGATTCGCCAATCCTGGTGCATCCTGGCGCTTATTTTTGGCAAAAAAGTGAGTAAAATCACGCTTTTTACAGGAGCTTGCCATTTTAGACGATTTCCTGTATAGTATATAATTAATTGAGAAAGGCATTATATTATGAGTTTTAGATACGACAAAGACAACTTATACAAAGAGTTTCAAGTTGCAACAACCAAAGACACAAAAGGTAAGAAAGAAAAATACGACAACCGTATTCAATTTTTTACAGACCATATAGAGTTAAGAAAGACTAATCCAGAATACTATGACGGTTTAGATATTAACTTTACAAATCTAAAAGAGGCATGGTCAGCCCCTAATCCAAGAGACCATTTTTATTTAAAAGTATTTGGTAAAACATTTGCTGAGAAAATGGGTGAGTCTGAATTAGAAAAATCAGAAAAAGTTTCAATTAACTAATGGCTATAATTTATACAAATAATTCTAGTGGTGCTATTCGTAGGTTAAGAAACAAGAAACCTACTAAAGCATATAAAGAGGCATTAAAGAAACATATCAAGTACCTACAAAAACTAGGTTTTGAATGTGATGATAATGGTAGAATACAATTGACTACAAGTGGTGGTTATTATTTAGATGTTGCAGAGAGAACAATGCCAGAGCCAAGAGAAAAGACTCTATCAGATGTTCCTATGTCAAATAAAATTGGTCATGGTGGTACAAAACCTGACAATCGTTGGAAGATTGAGGCGAGTAAGAACTTTACAATTGCTCCAGCGTACAACAAAGGTC